CACCGCTTTTACCTACGATGTGTTCTTCATGTGTGTGATCAACCATAATATTCTCCTTTATTTCTTTTTAAATAATCCGATAGCGCTAGATCCAGCCTTAATGCCAAAACTTGCAGAAATCGCAATGTATAACAAATTGTGATAATACGCAGGTAGGTCCTGCAAAGCAAGGAATCCTTTATGAACGTGATCTTGTAAAGGTGTGAAAACTAAAACGGCTGGAAGAAGGAGAACAATTAATGCTACCTCATCTTTCCAAGACCCTTTCATTTGATCCACGGCACTTTGCTCCCATGCAACTTTACCTGCAATCTGATCTTCTTTTAATTTTTGCTGAGCTTTTATTGTAGTAACTGCTAATTCTGCTTTTGCTTTTTTGGTTTCAACAAAACCCTTGACGCCATCAGCGACGACGCCAAGAAGAGGTTTAGCTAGTAATTGCCAAACCATAAATTAGATTGCTCCGATTACTATGATTACAATTATAGCCACAATAGCAGCTTTAATCCAATCTTTCATCTTCCAGTCGCTCCATTCTTTCATGTGAGCCCATAGATCTTTTAGTAAGTTCATGCAAACCTCCTTTTTTCAAATGCGAAGTATACTACTTTACGCCTTTAAATGGAACTTTTTTAATTTGTGCCTTACTTGTCTGCCCTTTTGGTCCTGATCCTTTATTTTGTCTAACTACAAATGGTGCAAAGGTTATCGCAGCATCTGAGCCAACAACGGGGTTAGGAAAAGGATTTTTTTGTGGGACTACAGTCATTTTTGCCTTTTTAAAATTCATATTACCTCAATGTATTGTTGGTTTGACCAAATCGACCAAATCAAACGTGTTTTGTTCCAATAATTCACCTGCTTGATCTTCGTTTAAATTTTTATAATACAAAAATCTAGAAGCTGCCATCATTGCACCCGCCAAAAGTATACTATCTTGCTCACTTTTGGAAGTTTTTTCTACATAATCTAAAATTTGCTTATAGAAAGTGTGTAATTTAAGTTCTGTTTCGGTTATTGTCATTGTTTTGCTTTTCTAAGTTAACATTAGCACGTAATTGTGCAATGTCTTCATTAGAATCTATCTTATCTTGCGCTATTTTTGCTTGTTGATCAAGTTTTGCAGCATCAAGTTCTAATTTTTGACTGTCATTTTGTGCTTTTCTTTGAACATCTTGTGCTCTTATTTGTAATTCTTGTTCTTTTAGTGAAACTAATGGGTCTTGACCTTGCGGTTGCATCGCTTCTTGTTCTTCTATGAACATTTCACTAATAAAATTAGAAATTTTATCGGCAACTTGTACTTCAACTTGCTTTTGAAACTCTAATTGTAGCTCTGGTGGTATCTGACCACCAAATTTTTGAGCTTCTTGTGCGATAATATCTTTCATTTCAAGTTCTACTTCTTCTCTTGCAAGTAAAGATATGTGTTCCATGACATGTGCTTGCAATAAAATAGTAGCTTGTGGGTTTGCTCTCACTAACATTGATGACATGAAAACTCTGTGAGCTTCAATATGTTGTTGATGAGCTTGACCTCTAAATGCAATAAGTTTTTTAGCCATTAAAGAATCTGCATTTTCTAAACCTGGATCTTTTGGTGCTTCAGGTTTTGGCACTGGTAATATTGCATCAATATCTTTTACACCTAGTGCTTGATACATTCTTTTATAAGCTTCATACAAATTATGTTGCTTTGGATCTGATTGAGCCATTTGTAATTGTGTTTGAGCTAAGGTCACTCTCTGTGACATTGAAAAAATATTAGGATCTGATACAGGCATGATGTCGACCTTATCGTCAAAATCTGCTGTTTTAATACTTGGCACTGAATTTTTACCAACATCATACGGATACAAAGGTGAATAAAAATCTTTGAATACTTTTGCTAATAAATTAAATTCTATTTTTTGTGCATAGTGTAATCTCTTATGTATTGCACTCATGACTCTAGAGCCACGTTCTATTAATGCCATTGTAGTTCCTACAGGTGCATTAGCTGCAACCGAGTCACCAATCTTTTGATCTGCAATTGCTGCAAATCTTTGACCAGCTTGTACTACAAATCCTAATAGTTGAAATAATGTTTGATCTGCTCCCTTGTATGGTAGAGGCATAAGCCCTGCACGTAAATCACCACTTGGTGCATCGACATCTCTAAACTCTCCAGGCTGTATTGGATTATCATCATCACGAATACGGAGACCTCTTGCTTTAAATCCAGCGGGTAAATTTGCTAAAGTTCCTGCATCAATTAATTGACGTAAAGCACTTGTTGCTGTTCTAGATAAACCGCCTAGCATATGTATTAATCCAAAGCCGTAAAATCCAAGACCAGGTAAAAATTTGTAATGAACAAAATATTGTTTTTTTCTTTTAAGACGATCTTTTTCATCATAGTTTCTATACACAGATAAAACTTTTTGAGAGCCCTCATCAATAGTTACAATGTAAGGTAATTTAATACCGTCCTCATCTTCAAAACCTGGCAAGTCTAAGTCGCAGTGTATTTCTAGTAACGTGTAATTATCATTACTGTATGAAGTAGAAGTTTGTCTTACACCGTCTAATTTATTAACTGCATTTCTTATTTGACTATTTTCCTCATCAATTTGTTCTTTTATTTCTACATCTCTATAAAAACCTTGAACTTGTAATTTTCTTATTTCGTTTTCATTTCTTCTTAGAACATGTGTAACTCTCTCAGCTGATGCTAAATCAGTTGATGTATATGGTACAACAACATCTTCACTTGGAATAAATTTAGATACCGCTCTATCAAGAGTAGAATCAAAATATATTTTTTTAAATGATGAACCAGATAATGGTAAGTAAAAAAGCATTTGATCTAGATCAGGATCATAGTCCTCCATGACATGCATGATTTGATAATTCATAAATTCTTGAACACGCTGTGCTTGTTCTTCTTTTTGTGTAGAAGTAGCTCCAATAACTTGTGTTCTAACAGGTCCGTTTGCTGGTAATAATTCCTTATAAGCTTGTGCTTGAAACTGTGTAACAGTCTCAGATAGTAGAGGGTGTGTTACACCACTTGCTCCCTGAAAAGGCTGAGATCTATCTTCATAATTAAAACCTAGTAATTTTAAACCTTTTGCATATGAGTCATGCCACTCTTGTCTTGATGATTTATCCTCTTTGTAATCACCAATTAAGTCTGATGATATGGAATCTAAATCTTCTTCCTCAATTAAATCTGCTAAGTTTTGATCAAACTCACTATCAACTTCATCCATCAAGGGATTAACTATTGCCCCTCCATCATCTGTCATTTCAATATTTTCTACTGTTAACGACTCATCTGGAGTTTCTACTGTAACAGATTCTGACTCAACTTGTGTTGGCTCACCTGTAATTCTTCTATCTACAACCATTAAGCTACCTCAAATATATCAATCATCTGCACAAGTCCACCTTTGGCTTTGTGGGTTTTATAAGGTTCTAGCATTTCTTCTGTAATTTTAATAGCAAAAGATGGAGTTGTACTTTTACTATCAGGGACACGCTGGGTTTCAATTCTATAGTTTGGATTTGATTGACTTAATCTAGTAGCTTGATCTCGACTTGTAAGTGTAGCTACCATGTTACCATTTTGATCTTTTACTATGAAAACATCCTTGCCCCCTGATTTAGTCTGCACATTTAAAACTGTAAACTCTGAGTTATTGGATTTAGCTTGGTTTTTTAATATTTTTTCTATTACCGATGTATAGTGTTTACCATTTTGATCTTTTGCATTAGGCCCTCCGTAGAACTCGGACATGCCAATACCTCTATACCTTGATTTTTTAAATTGACCATCTCTTGTAAATGCTCTTATTTGTTCTGCCTTATCAGCGGCTCTATCCGCAGCTGATGTTGCACTATTACCTTGAAAAGAATATCTTTGTATAACAAAATCTTCTGGTGTTACAGAATAGTAATCAGGCACATCTGGATCTTTCAATACAAATTTTCTGTATGCTAATTCAAATAAATCTTTTTTAATTAAAGCATCTGCCCATTCTTCTCTTTTCTTAAATGGCAAATCAGGAAACAAGCCGTCATATGTTTTTGTATCAATTGATATTATTTCATCAATTAAATTTTGCACGTTTTCATTAATTAATGTCTGAACTCTTTTAACTGATCCAGGATCTAGTTCACGGGTGTCAATATATCTAGAAATAATTTCATCTATCTCTGCATCAGCTTTTGCAATCTGCTCACCTATAAGATTTACTTCTGTTTCAGATTTTGCAAGTGGTCTAAATACTGATTTGTTTTCTTCAAAAAAAGCTAAAGCTTCTTTACCAACTCTCGATAGTTCTGGTAGTGTCGTTGAGTCTCTGCCTTCTTCTTGTATTTTTCTAACAGTCGCTAGTAGTTTTTGTTTTCTCCCAGCTGCTGCTTGCATGATGTCTGATTGTATCTCATCAGCAAAGGCTACTTTAACAATACCACTTGTATCTACTGTAGATCCTTTTGCAATCTCACTATCTAAATCTGTTACTTTTACTATGGTCTCGTCTATTTGATCTAACAAACCTGGGCTTAAATCATTTAATGTGTCACCATATTGTGTAAGCATTTGCTCAAATGATAATTGATTAATCTCATCTAAGTCTGCTTGGTTTAAACCTCTTCTAACACCCTCTCTATTTAATTTATTTATAGCTTCTGCATATAAACCTGCAACTTGTCTTTGCAATCTTTCTCTTTCACGAGTCATACCAGGTACTTTAGATTGTGTTTTAGGCGCTTGTATCTTTGTTGGTAATATAGCAAAACGGTCCGTGAGCCGTGTCCAACCGACAATGTATGAGTCCTCTTCATTTGGTATACCAAACTTGTGTCTGTTAATATCCTCACCTTGAAATATCTCTGTTGGAAAAGCGCCCGAGTCACCTCTTAGATTTTGTTTTGGAATGTATAAAACTCTTTCACGTTGTGATCCTGGAATAAAACCTTCCGCTGCATATCCTGTATATCTAGTGTCAACGTTTCTAGATCCTGGATTAATAATATTAGATCCTTCACCTGTTGCGTGAACATGTAATCCTCTAATTGGTGCTCTTCTGATATGATCTATTACCTGTTGTTTAGGTATAGGAGTGTTATCATCATAAGCTCTAAGTAAACTTTCAAGTTGGTAATCATCAAACTCTGTATTTTTAATTCTATTTTTTCTAAGTAAATCTAATAATATTTGTTTATTAGGAAAGATTGCAGGTGTGTCTGGTCTTTGTAATACTCTTTCAATGTCAGAATAAAATACACCTGTAACTGCAGTGTTTGTTTTAGGTGTTACTGCTACATCTACTGGACTTCCAAGATCTACATTTTTATTGTCCTCTGGTGTTGGATCAAAGACATCATCTTGTTTATTTATTTTTTCTTGCTCTAAACTTTGTTTTTGTTTCTTTGTAGGATTGCCTAAAGATTCTTTTGGTGTTGGTATGGGTGCTGTTTCGTTAATCGGTGGCTTTGTAAATAATTTATAGAATGGTAGTATAAGGTTTGTCGTTTCAACATTACCTGACATCGGCTCAGCGAACATGTTCTCTTCCATTGGTTCAACGTCAAACATTCTTTGTGCGGGAGCTGATACTTCTTTTTCAACCATGTCAGTTGGATCTTCTGTGGGCTTATCGCCAAAACGACGTAACTTACCAGCAGCTGGTGACTGTTCACCAAATTGTATATCAATAAATGGTTTAAATTTATCTGTATCAAATATGTCGTCCATGTTTTCTACTAAGCCTCCTTTATTATACAGATCCATATCTTTTGGAAAAGTCATTTCGTCAAATTGTCTCTCTAACATATCAGATTCAATTCTTTCTGCACTTGATAAATAATCCATGTCTATTGAGCCAATTTTTTTACCATCAATTACGGACACAATATTAAGTCTTTTTAACTCGTTACCAAGAGATTCAAATTCTTCTTTTAATTTTGCTATTCTTGCTTCAGCACCAATAGGTTTTGTTTCTTCTAATGATTTTATTTGACGTAAGACGTCCACTATTTTAGTGTTTAATTCTTTTTGCAATCCTCTATTTTTTGCCACTGTAGTAAAAAATAAGTTATTTGCATCTAAGGCCGTCTTCCAATTATCTGCAACAGCTTCCATGTGTGATAAATCAAAATTTTCTATATCATCTATACCCTGATCTTTTAATTTATCGAAAAGATTACGAAGTCTTCTTTGTTTATTAATTACTTTACCAAACTCTGCTGCATCTACTCCGTTAAGTACATCTAAAATTTCACGTCCAGTAGCATTTCTTGCTACTGCATTTTTTATAAACCTATCAAGAGCTGAGGTAATTGCTATTTGATTAATATAATTTTCATCTCTATTTGATTTGCCAGCAGTTTCTAATGCTCTATTTTTAAAATCTCTTATAGCTCCTTGTTGATTGGCATTTAACTTTGCTAGTGCAAATGCTTCATCTAATGTATTTTTTCCAATATCACCGCCAAAAGTTTGATATTCTAAATTTTTACCATCCTTTGTCCTATATGAATTTTTAGGAAATTTTAAAAAAGCAGTTTCTTTTCTTCCTTGCAAATTTAATATTTCATCGGCTAATTGTTTTGTATTTTCCCAATTACCACCAAATAAACGACGCATACCGTCTTTAGGTATTATTTCACCTGGTTTAGTTAAATTTTTGTATGCATTTGCAAACTTCATACCAAAATCAATTTCATTACCAGCTAAATCTGTGTCTGGCATTCCATCGGCTATTTTTATAGCTTCATTTACCTCTTTGATAGATTTTCTTGCGTATTTTTTTGACACTGTTTTAAATAACTCGTCATCAAATTGATTGTTATAATTACTTACTATCTTACCCCATTTATCACTTGCAACTCCTTTTTCTCCTCTTTTAATTTTTTCTGGACTATAAAAAGGGAAATCAGGTGCAAACTCGTGAGCAAGTGCAGCTCCATCTTTAGCGTTTAATTCACCCTTTCTAATTCTTTCAAGTATGTCATCTAATTGAATTTTTTGATCATCAGATAAAACATTTCTTGTTTTTATTCCATATACCTCGCCTTTTGCTTTAGTGCCTTCCCCTCTTGTTGGGTTAGGGTTGCTACCTTTACCTTGACCTGGTTTTGTTTCAATACCACCAGCTGTAAGTTGAGGTTGATCTAACGTTGATTTAAACTCATCCGTTTTTAATTTTAATTCTTCTGCTTCTTTTGCGAATCTTGCAAGTGAGTCATCTACTTTGCCTTGTGTAATATCAAGTTTAGGTTTTGTAGTTTGTGTACCAAATAAATCTATACCTTCGTCTCGTTCCGTGGGCGTTGGTCCACGTTTCTTTTTACCTGTTGCAAATCTTTTTTGTGTTACTAAACCAAGCTCGTCCAAGTCATCCATGAAAGATGGATTTTGTTTCATCATAGAACTTACAAGCTCATCATCATTTAAAAGATCTTGAACTGTCTTACCTGATTTTCTACCATATGTTTTTACACCAGCTTTTATTAAGGCTCCAAGTCCTCCTTTGGCTAAAGCTCCTAAACCAATAACATCTAGAGCATCAATGGGTAGTAAAGCTATTCCAAGTTTTTGTTCAAAAGGTAAACTTTTATATGTGGCCCCAGTGTCTTTCATTGTTGTCAATCCCAAATTAGCATCACCAAATAAAAACTGACCAGCTTTTGCAAAATCGAATTTTAATTCTTTAAGTAAATTTTTATCAAAGCCCATGAGCTCTTGAAGTTGTGTGTCTGTCTGTAATCTTTTTTCTAAGTTCTGGCCTTCTAAAGATTTGGGATCTATTCCAGTTGCAGCATACAAAGTATTTAAAGCATCTTGTTGGCTTTGTTCGTATTGTGCCATTTCATCTTGTGTTTGTTGATTAGGTGTAAATACGTCTGTTACAGCTTTGCCTACATTTACAGCTCCTTTATCGAATGATCCACCAGGCTTAATACTTTCGTAAAACTCCTCAAAAATGTTTAAATTGTCATCATCAGCCATAATATTCCCTTGGTTCTATGTATTTTGGTTCATCTTGGTAATCAGACTCTAATTGTATAAAATTACCCTGTCTGAACCGCAGCAACGCTTGTGTTGTTGAGTCGACTAAATCGTCATGATCACCATACGGGAAAGCGGCGCATTCTTCAATCACTTCTTCTGCCCATCTATCATCGGTAGCCCATACCTGGCCAGCCTCAAAGATAGGAGCTACCGAGTTTACACGAACGTGCTTATCGTTTCCCTTACTGGGTGTATAAGTCACTACGGGAATACCCACTTGTCTAAGTTCGTGTGTAAGAGGCATACCAGATGCTTTTGCTTCAATCAATATTGTTTCGGGTTCCCAGTACGAGTATTCATCTTTTGCTATTTGTTTTAACTCAGGAAAGTCCCAACGTCCCTTTTTCATATCAAGAAGTATAATGTTCGGTGGTCCGTGTTCCACGGGTCGAAATACACCCCACGTTGTTATTGCACTAAAGTCTGCTGTCTCTCTTTTACTAAAAGCTGTATCATATGATTGTATAACGTGCATGAGATCAGGTATCTTATCTTGACTCCAGACCTGCCACCACTCTCGTTTAATAATAGAACCTTCTTCTGATGTAGGAGCTTGTTGCCATTGTGCCTGCCATTTTTGTTCTGATAGTGATGCCTTGACACCGTGTAATTCATCTATGTTCCAAAACTCTGGCCACAGTGGTTCGTCGTTCAAGACAGCTGGAAACTCAACCACCTCCCACTGATCGGCATTTTCATTTGTTTGTGCATTTAATAATTTACCCGTAAGATCCTTTGTAGACCAACGAGTCATAACAATTACAATTGCACCGCCAGGTTGTAAACGCTGACGAGGACCAGATGTATACCATTCGTAAGCATTATCTAATGCTGTTTGACTAAGGGCATCTTGCTCGGAATGTGGGTCATCAATAATTAATAAATCTGCACCTCTACCTGTTATCGCACCACCGACACCTGCTGCAAAATATTCTCCCCCACTATTTGTAGTAAAACGTCCTGCTGCTTTAGAATCTTGAGATAATGTAACATCAGGATAAACATCTTTAAATTCATCTTGATCAAATAAGTTTCTAACCTTTCTACCAAAGTTATATGATAATTCTGCTGTGTGTGTTGTTTGTATAATTTTTAATTTTGGTTTTTGACCCATCATCCAAGCTGGGAAAAGATGGGAGGCAAACTCAGATTTTGTATGACGTGGTGGCATGTTTACAATTAAACGTTTTATTTTTCCACGTGAAATATCTTCAAATTTTTGTGCAATAATTTTATGATGTGAACCTGCAATAAATTCAGGCCAAACTTTTTTTACAAATGTAAGGAAGGTGGAACGGGACTCCTCTGCCACTTTTAGTTGTAACTTCCTTAATTCGTATTTTAAAACTTCCGTTGGGATTTCAGACATAAATTGAAAAAAGTTATAGCATAATCTGTGTTCGTGTAAAACTTACACTTTACACACACTGCACAGCGACGTGGCCGATTTGGGGGTGGTGGGGGTGTAGATATACAAGATGTTGTGTTTTTGGCTAAATCTAAGTACCTAACCTGACTGCTGCTGCCTGGTACGAAGCTCCTGCTTAACGGCAACCTGGTTGGCTGCCTGTGGATTGGGCATAAAAAAAGGGCGAAAAATCGCCCTTGTACCAGCCCTCGAGGGTAACTTACCTTCGTGGTAAGTGTTCGGCTAGTTTGGACATGATACGTTGACCCCATTCCTTGACATAACTTGGACAGTTAGGATCTAGGATAATAGTTTCAACCTCAGACTCAAGAACTTTATAAAGTGCTTTCCAATTAATATTATCAACGTGTTGATGATTAGTAATTGGTTGATCGGTTGGGTTAGTCATTCCGAACTGTTGGCTAACTAACTGCAACTGTCTTGATAAGTAGTCATCATTATCTGGCATTTTGATTTCTCCTTCCTAATGATCTTGTACTCCCATTCTATTTTATAATCAACAACATTCGAAAACTTTTTTTTACTTTGACACGAGCCACGCTGGGGGTGTTGTGTACCCTTATATATACTCTATTATTACTGTGTGCGTTAATGGAATGGAATGGAATGGGCGACCTAAGTCGCCCAAAACTACATAGGCAATTTATCGGTACTATGCAGTAATTCGGAAGTCTGCAACTTCTTCAATTGTAGACTTCTTGTTTCTTTTAATTGTTGCCTCTTCTTTAGGCAGTGCTTGTATTTGTTTATATTGCGTTGGCACTTTGCATTTATGGTATTCCAACTCGCCAAGTTTTTCTTTAACCAAACTCGTGTCAACCTTAACGGATAACTTCTGCGAAACATGAAGC